TTGTTGTTTACGTAATTCGTTTTCAGAAATTTTTACACGATGAATAATTGCTTCCGCATCATCTAATGAGGTAGCTGTGTACGGAACAATTAAATCATCTGCAGGAACGAACTTAGATACCGCTCGTCCTTCCACTTCATCGTAGTATACTTTTTTAAAAGTAGAACCTGATAAAGGTAAATGGAATAACATAGAATCAAATTCTGGTTCATACTCTTTCATCTGATCCATAATTTGATAATTCATAAAATCTTTTACACGACTTGCTTGTTGTGTTTTTTCTGCAGTTGGAATTCCAAGAACTTGTGTTCGAACAGGTCCATCTGCTGGTAATAATTCTTTATAGGCTAATGCTTGAAACTGAGTAACTGCTTCTGCTAAAACTGGATGCGTTGCACCGGATGCACCTTGAAACGGTTCTGTTCTTTGATCGTATTTGAAACCTAATAAATCTAAACCTTGAGTATAAGTTTTCTCCCAATCTTTTCTTGAAGATACATAGTCTTGATATTTAGAATTTAAGTCAGAAGCCATTCGACCTAAAACATCATCTGGTAAAAATTCTGCTAAGTTAGCATAATGCTCATCACCACCTTCAGGAGATGCTGCACCTGGATCTAAATTAATATCAACGGAACCATCTTCATTCTCTTGAATCTCTACGGGTCCAGGGGATTCTTGTTCTTCAGTTACTTCTTCTACAAGTGTTTCTTTGATCTCCTCTTCTCCAGGAATTTCAAATTCTTTTCTAGGCTCGTTTGGAAGCGCTTTGTCTATGTTGTCTGCCATTTATTTTTTCTCCAGATTGTTTGAGGACTTTAACAGTATTATATTTAATATTCAAGCCCTGAGGCGTGGGTCCTGATTTAGGAGGCACAGTAGTGGTTAATCGTTTGATCATTACTTCTTGCCCTTTTTAATACTATCTTCTATTTGCTCTACTATTAATTGTTCTAATTCTTCTTTTGAATAAGTTCCTTCATCTATAGTTTCTGGTTCAATGCCTTCTCGAACATCTTTCATTTCACCATATTGATCTGAATAACTTGTATTTTCCTCATACACCTCTTCATATTCATCAGGAATTTTTTCACCCTTTTTATTAAATTTAGGCATTTTTGGATTATACGACATATATTCTTCAGACACTAGTCCATCTCCATAGTCTGTTGCCATCCATTTTTGTTTTTGAATTTCTACTTGTCCATCTGGACTTTCAAACATTCTATAGTCTCCATAGTCATATACATTTGAAAATCGATCTTGTTCAGAACGTAATAATTTTTTTGGATCTACTATTTTTCCAAGCGCTCTGATTTTATTTACTAAACCTATAAAATGTGCAGGAGCATTTTTAAAAGTCTCGACTACAGCAGGTGCAGCTTTTTCTGCAACTTGTGCCACATCAAAAAATCTTCCAACAATAGGTAGTGATGCAAGGCCACCCATAATCTTCATAAATTTTCTTTTACCAGGATCCTCAGGTCCGTCTGCAAAACCTACACGGCCACCTACTGCAAAATTTTCAGGAATATATTTTTTTGCAAAAGTCATAAAATTCATCTTGCCACCCTGCTTTAAATAATCTTGGTAAAAAGAAATTAATTCATCTATTTTATCGTCAACAGTTACAACTGGAACTTCTGTACCATCTCCGAAACTCATACGGCCACCATACATTGCACCTTCTCTCCCCATCTCTTCTATTCTAGAAATTTCTTGTGCAGTCATTTCATCATCAACTCTTGATCTTCTAAATTTTTCATAAGCTTCTGGATCTTCTTCTTTTAGTTTTTGTAAATCTTGATACTGTTTATAAAAATCATAAGCTTGTCCTACTCCAGCAATTCCTAATCCTACTGGAGTAAATAACCTTGCTCCTTTAAAATAAGGATTTAAGGCAAATCTACCTAATTTAGATAAAAATCCTTTAGCACCTGTAGCTGCAGATCCTGTAACTTTTTGTGCAATATCTGGAAGCAATAAACTTAGTCCAGCCATTCTAACATCTGGATCTTCTTGAACTTTATAATTTCTTGGATCAATGATTCCATATTCAGTTTTAGGATCATAATCTAAAATTTCAGAAGCACCGTATAATGAAGAAGCAAGAGGAGAACCCATTGTTCTTAAACCTACACTTCCTAAATTTTTTAATATCTTTAAAAGTTGTGGTCCGTATTTAGCTGTAGCAACCCCTGCTAATGCAGCTTCAGGTGGAAGTCTTAAATTTGTTTCTTCTTCTTTTTTATTTAATACAGATGGAGGAGCTGAAGGATATGTGTCAGAAGGTAATTGAGGTACTTGTTCATCTGCTAATGAAAAAGTAGTTCCAGCTAATGATGTTATAAGTGCTGCAGTCCCTATTTTACCAGCTTTACCTGTTTTATTTATTATTTCACCAGTTTTACCTACTACCTTACCTGCTTGATTAATTAATTTATTAAAATTATTTTTAACAGTATTTCTAAAAGCTTCATTAGTCTGTAATTTATTTCTAATATCTAATAATGATTCTGTATCTTCTGGTACTTCAAATGAATATCCATATTTTTCATAATGTGCGTCAAACAAATCTTTAAACTGATTATATACTTTTTTATTTTTTACAGTTTTACTAGGTGGTTCAAAAGATAATTTAAAAGCTTTTACTTTTTTTGCAGGATTACCTATGTTAGATTCTTTTACAAACGAAGATATTTTATCATTATAATCTTTTTGTAATTTTAATTTTTTTTCATTAAACAAAGGATCTTTTGGATCTAATTCTTTTAATGCTCTTTCCAGAAAACCTTTTGTTCTATCTATTGTTCCACCTTTTTTAATTACATTAAAATCGGAACTTGTTACTTGTCCAAAAATAGGGTAAGGACTAAAACCACCTCGCATACTACTTGTTAAACCAGATATTTCATCTACAGATAATATTCCTTTTGATTTTAAATCTGGTATTATCTTATATATTTCTTTTAAAATATCTGATCTGATTTTAGATAATTTGTCATCAATTCCCATTCCTTTTGTAAAGCGATTTTCTAATATAATTCTTGCTCGCTTACCTTTCGAACCACCGAAAGGACTATCTGGATTTACTAAACTTGTATTTTCTAAATAAGTTTTTGCAACATTAGCATATTTAGTATTTGCTAATTGTTCTGCAAGATCTAATAGTCTTGTTTCAGAAAGAACTGGATCTAATTTAGTATTTCTAGTTATGTCTGTTATTGTTGGAAATTTACCCGCTTCTAATTTTTCAATAACTTTTTTATCTTTTAAAATTTTAAAAACATCTGTATCAACATTTGATATTTTAGTTCCTTTTGGAAGAGCTCCATATTTTGCTTCATAGATATCAATAACCCTAGCTTGTTCATTTAAAGCAGTTCTAAGATATTTAGCTGTAGGTTCTTTACCATATTGTTTTACAAAATCTTTTCTAAAATCATCTATTCTTTTTAATCTTGCTGGATCGTCGCTTGGTAGTTTATTTTTTCCAATAGGAGCCTTAAAATATTTTTCTTTGTTTTTTAAAAAATTTTCAGCTTCTTCTTTTGTATTAAAATAAACCTGTTCTTTACCAAACTTTACAGCTCCAGGGATTTCATCTGCTTCGCTTACATTAGTAGCTCTTACACCAAATAGTCCTTCCCTATCTGTGCCTACTTTTCCCATTCTAATTTTTGCAAATCCTTCTCGTGTACCCAGATCTTCACCTTCTATAGCACCACCACCTATTGCAAGATTTGCTCGACCACCCTCAGCTGCAGTCTCTCTAGGATTTCTATCTTCAAAATCTTTAAATGGATTTTGTACTGGAGGTAGTTCGTCTAATGTTTTAATTACACCAGGTCCTAATTTTTCATTAAGTTCTTCTTTTAAAGCATCTACTTCTGCACTAGCAAATTGTTCTTTTGGTTGCTCAGGTCTAGTAAGATAGGCCATCATTTGTTTGTAATCACCTATCTTCATTACATCCCCATCAAATAATTTAGTCCGCCTTTAGCATTATCTTTTCTACCTTTAAACATTGTTTGTTTAATTATGTCTACAGCTTCTTCTGGAGATTTACCTCGTCTATGTAATTCCATTAATTGATCTAATGTTGAAAGCACTTGTGCTTTATTTTCTGGATTTGGATCATCCACTATTGCTGTTAATATATCATCATCAAGACCTGGATACTTCATTTTCAATTCAAAACGTTCTGCAGCTTTAGGTGTTAATTTTGCCATTTCATCTAATTCTTTTTTCATATCTGGAGTTACACCATATGTTTCATCAACATCATTTAAAATATTATCTAAATTTTTTTCATCAAACTGAGTGTTCATAATTTCATCAGCTCTCTCAGGTTTAATACCATATTTTTCCACAGCTTCTTTTTTTACATCATCTGCTGTTTTAGGAAACGGTTTAGGTTTATTTTTTAATCCTGCTAGAAAAGGTTTTTTCAATTCATCGTATGCCATGCCGTAAGCATCTAAAACTTCCCTTATATCAAACATATCTCTATCTACACCAAGATCTTCAAACATATTATCTATTGCAACGTCTGCATCATATTTAGGATCTCCTGTTGTAAATATATCCTCTACTGATTGTTTAATTTTTTTAAGAAGATTCTTTTTACCTTTTACTAAAGTATATAATGACGTAGCTGCTTCAACTGTTTTTCCTACTTTAGGAATTTTTTTAACCACTTTCATAATTCCTTTTTTCTTTTTAGGATCTTCAGGTCCATCCGCAAATCCAGTTCTTTGAAATCCACCCATGGCATTTTCTGTTCTATCTTTTGGATCAAAGTCTTCTAATTGTTTTTCTTGATCAACTTCTTTTTTAATTCGTTCTATTTCTTCATCCGATAGTCCTTTTGGTGCATCAGGATTTCTTTTAATATCAAACATGCCAGATTGTTCTAAAATCTCATCCATACTTTTTAATGATCTACCCATTCGCTCAAGTTCAATCATTTCTTCTGCAACATCTTTAACATCCATTAATGCATCACCACCGAAGTTTTTTTCAAACACTTCTATTGGATCTACTTTATCCGGTACTTGAATTCCTGCTCTATCTAAAATTTTTCTAACAGAGGTTCTAGTTAACCCTGTTACAAGATCCATGCCAGGTTGTTTCATTTGTTTTAAAGTCTCAATACCTCCCCCTAATCTTTCCATTAGTGGAGATGTATCTGGTTTAGGTTTATACATTGCATCAATCTCTTTTTGAATCTCTGCCATTCTATTAGCAGCTCCTTCAAGTTTTTTACCTGACTCTTCTATTTTACTCATGATCCCTGAAGCCTGACTCGGTGACTCTTCAACCACTCTACCTCTTTTATCCATACCTGGTTTGAAAGATGCTTCGATTACTTCTCCTTTAGGTTCTCTTTTAATAGAAGTAATTCCACCTTTAGGCTTATTAAATATTTCTTCGATTTGTCTTTTAAACAAATCATTAATTTCACCAAATTCTCTTTTTGCAAAGTCATAGGCTTCGTCAACCGATTTAATTACACCGGAACTTTTAAGTGATCTAAGTGATGCTAAAAATTTAAGTATTGGATTCATTAATAATACGTCCTTTGTTTTTGTGGCATTGGCTCATCCTTATAGTCTTCAGGATGTTCAATGAACCCACCTTGTCTGAATCTCATCACAGCCTGAGTCATAGAGTCCACTAAATCGTCGTGGTCTCCGTATGGGAAAGCTGCACATTCTTCAATAACCTCTTGTGCAAACTCCATTTCTTTGGGCGCCCATATTCTCCCTGACTCAAACAGTGGAGAAACACTGTTTACCCTCGTATGTTTATCATTACCTTTAGAGGGTGAGAAATTTATAACAGGAATCCCCATCTTTCGCAACTCATATGTTAAAGGAAGACCGGACGCTTTTGATTCAATGATTACGGTTTCCGGGTTCCAGTAGCCGTATTGTTCTAATGCAATACGTCTTAACTCAGGAAACTCGTATCTGCCTTTAATAGCGTCCAATAATATTAAATGCTGACCCGAATCTTCGTTGGGGGTAAACACACCCCAAGTCGTAATAGCAGAATAATCGGCAGTTTGTTTTTTCATAAACGCGGTATCGTAAGATTGTATAACATGTTGCAGGGGTGGTAAATCATGCTCCCAGTCTTGCCACCATTCTCTTTTGATTAATGCTCCTTCTTCTCCAGTTGGGTTCTGCATGTATTGTGCATTCCATTTTGATAATGGAATAGAAGCACGAACTGCTTCCAA